TCATCATGCAGTTCAACCTCGGTTATACGGTGACTGCTGGTCAAAACTACGGCGGACAGAGTCCGTTGTTCTACACCGAGGACGGCGGGACCACGTGGTACGCATCGACGTTCTGGCTTAATTGAGCTCCGAACACGAAGAGATCCAGCGCCAGGTCGTTGCGGCCGAGCGGCTTCTTCGCCTCAAGAAGGCGAAGGACTCGCTCCTTGATTTCACCCGCTTCACGTTGCCGGATCCGGAGAACCCGGACGACCACACACGCTCTCGGTATCATGCGGCCAAGCACCACGAAGTGATCGCCGCCGCACTCGAGGAGGTCGAGGCCGGGCGCATGCCCAGGCTGATCATCACGATGCCGCCTCGTCACGGCAAGTCGGAGCTGGCGTCGAAGCGTTTCCCGTCCTGGTTCCTTGGGCGTGACCCGTATCGGCAGATGATCTTTTCCACATACAATGAAGAATTCGCCCAGGACTTCGGCCGGTCGGTCCGTGAAACCATGCGCTCCCCCGTCTTCCAGCAGGTCTTCCCTGGTTGCAAGCTACGTACGGGAAGCCAAGCGGCTGATCGCATCCAGACCGACGAAGGAGGGTTGGCCGTTTTTGTCGGGCGTGGTGGCGCTCTTACGGGCCGTGGTGCGGACCTCCTCGTCATCGACGACCCGATCAAAGACCGGGAAGAAGCGAACTCCAAAGCCCTCCGGGACAAGCTCTGGACGTGGTTCACGCAAGTTGCGATGACCCGTCTGATGCCTGGCGGTCGTGTCGTCATCATCATGACCCGCTGGCACGAGGACGATCTAATCGGTCGTCTGACGGACAAGAACAACCCATGCTTCAATAAGGAGGAAGCCGCAAACTGGAAGATCCTGGCGTTGCCGGCGATCGCCACCGACGAAGACCCGATGGGGCGCAAGCCAGGCGAAGCTCTGTGGCCGGAGCGGTTCCCGATCGAGACGCTCGATCAGATCCGCCGGCTGGACGCCATGGGCTTCTCGGCCCTATACCAGGGCCAGCCGACCCCGGACGATGGCGAGTATTTCAAGCGAGATTGGCTCAAAACATACTCTTCTCCGCACGAATTGCCTACAAATCTTAGGATTTACGCCGCCTCTGACCACGCCGTTTCCATCGCCCAGGACGCCGACAAGACCTGTTTTGGGTGCGTTGGCGTAGACGAAGAGGACAATATCTGGGTGCTTCCGGATCTTTTCTGGCGTCGAGCCGCCACGGACGCCGTGTGCGACGGCATGCTCGACCAGATGAAGCGCAACAAGCCGATCCTGTGGTGGGCCGAGCGTGGTCACATCTCCAAGGCGATCGGCCCGTTTCTCCGCAAGCGAATGCATGAGGAGCGGATCTATTGCGCCATCGACGAGGTCACGCCGGCCAAGGACAAGCAGACCCGAGCCCAGGCCATCCGTGGCCGCATGGCGATGGGCAAGGTGTTCTTCCCCAAGTTCGCCACCTGGTGGCAGGACGCCCAGAACGAGATGATGAAGTTCCCGGCCGGCAGGCACGACGACTTCGTCGACTACATGGCCCACATCGGCATGGGTCTGGGCCTCCAGGCGGCGGCTTCACCCCCCGAAAGGAAAGACTCCGGGTTCAAGACCGGGACGCTCGCCTGGGTGAAGCATTCGGCCAACATGAGGTCGTTCGCCGAAAATAGATTGAAGAACATGTGGTCTTAAGGATCATGACGCCATGAACGAAAATATCCCGATGCTTTCGACGGGCCAAAAGCTCAACCCGCTTGCGGCCACCCTATCCGGCATGCCCCAGGGAATGAGCGGGGTTAACGCCGGGCTTTCCGCCATGTACCCGAATGCGGTGCCCGGCCTAAGCATCAACGGCGGCGTCAACGCAACCATGATGCCGAACTCACGCCCGTTCGTGTCGCCCAACATGGGGCTTAACTACAGCAACGGCGGCTTCAACGCATCCGTCAACCGCTCCATGGGTCGCTTTCCGATGACCCAGGCCAACGTCGGATATACCCGCAACTTCTGATGGAACCCAACGATCCGATGCTCCAGGCGCCCATGGCTCAGCCCATGGATCAGTACATGATGCCGCCTCCCGCTCCGACGCCGCAGGCCCCCGTCGGCATCAAGCGTGAGCCCGATCCGGCCGAGACGGCCGCACGCAAGGCCCTGGTCAAGGACTGGGAGAACAAGGTGATCCGTGCGAAGAAGCATTGGGATCGGTCGTTCAAGAACATGAAGGAGGACACGGACTTCTACATGGGCAAGCAATGGCCCTACGCCACCGAGCGTGACGACCGGTATGTCGCCAACCTCATCCAGCGTCACGTGCAGACCCGTGTCGCTTCGCTGTACGCCAAGAACCCGAAGGCCGTCGCCAAGCGTCGCCGCAAGCTCGACTTCCAGATCTGGAACGAAGAGCAGAGCCAGCTCCAGGAAGCCCAGGCCATGAACGAAATGGTCATGGTCCAGAGCGGCGGCATGATGCAGAGCCCGGAAGCCATGGCCCTCATGGAGGACGTCAAGAACGGCTTCGTGATGCGGTCCAAGATGGACAAGGTTGCACGCACGCTTGAGGTCGTTTTCCACTACCTGCTCGAGCACAACAATTTCAAGGGGCAGATGAAACAGCTCGTCCGGCGCACTTGCGTCACGGGCGTAGGTTTCGTCAAGGTCGGCTACCAGCGTTCGGTCGGCAAGCGCCCGGAGGACGCCGAGAAGATCACCGACGTCAAGGAGCAGATCCGTGTCCTTGAGACGCTGATCCAGGACCAGCAGGATGCCAAGTTCGACGAGAACAACGCAAAGCACGAGCAGATGAAGCTCATGCTCAAGGAGCTCTCCGAAAAGGAGGACACGATCCTCGATGAAGGCTTGGTCTTCGATTTCCCGCAGACGCAGAACATCATCGTCGATCCGAAGTGCCGCCAGCTCAAGACCTTCATCGGTGCCGACTGGGTTGCGCAGGAGTTCATCCTTTCGGCTGACGAGGTTAAGGAGATCTACAACATCGACCTTGGCACCTCGTACACCCGTCACGAGAAGACGCCGGAAACCTGGACGTCCGAGAAGTCGAAGGATGACGATTGCTGTGTGTGCCGCATTTGGGAGATCTACTGCAAGCGTGACGGCATGAAGTACGTCATCGCCGAAGGCTACCCCGACTTCCTGGTCGAGCCGTCCTGCCCGGAGATCAAGCTCCGCCGGTTCTGGCCGTTCTACACATTGATCTTCAATGAGGTCGAGTCCGACCGGGACATCTACCCGCCCTCCGATGTCCGCCTGCTCAAGCCCATCCAGCTGGAGTACAACCTGGCTCGCCAGCGGCTTCGTGAGCACCGCAACGCCAATCGTCCGCTTTACGTCGTCCCCGTAGGCGCCTTGAACGAAACCGACGTCAAGAAGCTCATGGATCGCCAGCCCAACGAGGTGATCCAGCTCAACAGCCTTCAGCCCGGCCAGGACGTCGGCACCATCATCCAGCAGGTCAAGCCCGTGCCGATCGACGCCGGCCTGTACGACGTATCCCCACTTATGGAGGACATGTTCCGTGTCGTCGGCTCCCAGGAGGCCAACCTGGGCGGCACCACCGGCTCCACCGCCACCGAGGTCTCGGTTGCGGAGTCGAGCCGCATGAGCTCGATCGGGTCCAACGTGGACGACCTGGATGACTTCCTTACGGATCTGTGCCGGGGTGCCGGCCAGGTTCTTCTGACCAACATGGACCCCATGACGGCTACCAAGATTGCCGGCCCTGGGGCTTCCTGGCCGGTTCTGTCCGCCCAGGAGATCGCCGAGGAGCTCATGCTGGAAGTCGCCGCCGGCAGTTCCGGTCGACCCAATAAAGCGGCTGAAATCGCTAATTTTGAACGACTTGCGCCTACTATCCTTCAGATTCCTGGGATTGATCCTGCCTGGTTCGCCAAGGAGGCTATCCGACGTATGGACGACGGCCTCGACCTTTCTGAGGCGATCAAGGCCGCAATCCCGTCCATCGTTGCCCAAAACGCCATGGATCAAGCCCAGCAGGCGGCCATGGGCGAACCGGCGTTGCAAGGGATGAATGGCTCCATGAACGCCCCGGCTCCCGCCGCCGCTCCTGGCGCCCCGATGGGCGGCACCCCCATTCCCAACTCCGCCGGCGTCCCGAACATCCCGACGCCCGTAACCTACGCCGAAATTCCTGGCTGATAGAGCTTGATCTATCCCAGGATGGTGTAAACATGACCTTGTGAGCGAGACGCTAAATACTGCCGAATCAGCACCGTCAGCTGATTCCACGAACTCAACGCCGGCGCCCATCGTGGCTACGGCACAGGAGGCGACGCCCGTCCAGGCACCGGTGTCGACGCCACCGCCCCAAGACGCTAAAGAGCAGACCCAGGCCCCGTCAGCCTCGGGCGACAAGGACGCTAATAAAAAGGCGAGCCTTCTCGATGTCGTGAAAGCGGCGTATGAGAAGAAGGCTTTACCCGACCCGATCTCGTCCACCGGGGGGAACACAGATCCCGCCAGCGGTAACCCGACCGATGCGAAAGGCAGTCTGGACGACGGCCGTACGCAACCGGAAGACCCGAAGGCGCTTGAGAAACTGCCGTTCCACAACCACCCACGTTGGAAGGAGATGCTGTCGGAGCGTGAGGCCTTGAAACCCAGGGCCGAGCAGTACGACAAGATCGTCAATTTCATGAATACCAATAGCCTTACTCCGAACGAGATGGCCGATGGTATGCGTGTCATGGCGCTCATGAAGCATAACCCCGTGGCCGCCTACGAACAGCTTCAGACGTACATCAAGAAGCTCGCCCCCTACACCGGGGAAGAGCTTCACCCGGACGTCAAGGCCAAGGTCGATGATGGCTTCGTGGATCCCGAGACCGCCAAGGAGCTCTCCCGCCTCAAGGCGGAGAAGGAGTTCCTCAATCAGCGGAGCGAGGAGATCTACCAAGGCCAGATCGCCCAACAGCAAGTTGCTCAACAGCAGGCCATGTACAATGCGGTAGTTGGTTGGGAATCGGCTGAAAAAGCAAGGGATCCGGATTGGTCCGTGAAATACGAGATGGTTCAAGATCGTGTCCGCACGCTTCTGGCGTCGGGCAAGCCTTCCTCGCCGGAAGAAGCGGTACAGCTCGCAAAGCGTGCCCTCTCCGACGTGAACGAACGGCTTCGCCCCCTAGCCGGGCGCAACATGCCGATGCGATCCCCGACCAGCTCGATGTCGTCCGCAACCTCCCGTCCTGTTGCGAAGTCCCTCGAGGACGTCGTGCGGATGGGCCTCCAAACCTAACGAACAACTACTACCATGGCCAATTCCTTCTCGAATCTGGACCACATCGTAGCCTCGGCGCTTGATTTCCACATCAAGTCCGATGCGTTCGCTCAGACCATCCAGGAGAAGCCTCTCATCGGCGTTATGACCAAGCGCCAGCAAAGCTTCCCGGGCGGTAAGGGCGAAATCACCATCCCTGTCACTTTCCATAACACCCTCCCGGGTATTCATGGTTACGAAGGCGACGACCAAGTCTCCTACGACGTGACGAACAACACCAAGCGTGCGTCCTTCCCCTGGAAGGAGCTCCACGCCGGCATCAAGGTTACCCTCACCGAGCTCAAGATCGATGGCATCTCCGTCACCGATTCCACGACCGGCGAGTCGACCTCGAAGCACTCCGGCCGTGACGCCACCGTTCTGACGAACATCCTCAAGGCCAAGCTTGACGACATGACCGAGGGCTGGGCCCGAGGCATGAACGACATGCTCTGGAAGGATGGCTCCCAGGACGCCACGCTCGTCCCCGGTATCCAGCACTTCATTCAGCCCGGTTCCGCCATCACCGGCGGCGCTGACCTGTCTGCGACTGGCAACTGCGGCGGCATCAGCCGTTCGTCCAACCCTCTCTGGCGCAACCGCTCCGAGAAGTGGACCTACACCTCCGGTTCGACGAACATCATCGATGGCCTCCGCCACGAGATCCGTCAGCTGAAGCGCTACGGCGGCAAGCCCAACACCATCCTCTGCGGCTCGGACTTCCTCCAGAAGGTCGAGAAGGAGATTCACGCCAAGGGTCTCTACACCCAGGGCGGCTTCACCGGTCCGCAGGGCATCAGCATGGGCGCCATCAGCCTGGCCGGCGTCGGCGAGTTCGTCTACGATCCCACCCTCGACAGCCTCCCCGAGTGGAATGGCCTCGGTAACCAGAGCAGCTACTGCTACTTCCTGGACACCGACTCCATCCAGCTCTCGGGACGGGCAGGGTTGTGCGTCTTCTTGTCCTCGCCGTCCATCACGTAGAGCTGGATGGAGTCGGTGTCCAGGAAGTAGCAGTAGCTACTCTGGTTACCGAGGCCATTCCACTCGGGGAGGCTGTCGAGGGTGGGATCGTAGACGAACTCGCCGACGCCGGCCA